GCATTATTTAATACAATCAAAACTATATGTCAGAAATCAGGCCAAGACTAAGCGGACAACGCAGAAAAGCGTTTGAAAATCTAACACGTGATGAACGAAGGATTCTTATTATTGGAGACATACACGAGCCATTTTCTCTTGATGGATATTTGGGATTTTGTCAAGACGTTTACTCTCGCTATAATTGCAACCAAGTTATATTTATCGGAGATATTATAGATAACCACTATGCCTCGTATCACGAGACAAGTCCTAATGGATTAGGTGGAGGCGATGAGTTGCAATATGCTATTGACAGAGTAAAGGATTGGGCAGATGCGTTTCCTGTTGCAGACGTAATACTTGGCAACCACGACAGGCTTGTGGCAAGGCGTGCATTTTCGTCTAACATTCCTAAACAATGGATAAAGTCTTACAATGAAGTGCTTGGCACAAATTGGAATTGGGTTGAGCGTATTGTTTACGATGACGTTCAATACGTACACGGAGAAGGTGGTACAGCACGCACAAAGGCTAAAAACGATATGATGTCAACGGTGCAAGGACACATACATACACAGGCTTACACCGAGTGGATGGTAGGTAACAAGTTCAAGATATTTGGTATGCAGGTCGGTTGTGGTATCGATAGGTCTGCATATTCTATGAGTTATGCTCGTGCATATAAGAAGCAGGCAATTGGTTGTGGTGTTGTTATCGGAGGACACACAGCGATTAACTGCCTGATGGACTTATAGATTACCAGAGGCGTAAATTTGCCCATACTTCATAAATTCTAACAGGCAAGCCTGATAGGTGTGTTCTATGACACTTCCTTTTTCAGCAGGCTTTGCAAATATACCTGCGGCTGCGAGTCGTGCAACCATTGTAGTCCATCCAAAGTTATATTTGGGAGCAGAAGATTGGCTTTTTTCGTGAGTTCTGTCAAAGAATGCTGGATATCCTTCTTGAATGTGTGATTGAACAAAAGAAAAAAAAACGTGGCGGACAAAATTGCATCCATATTGATATCTTGCCATTCCTTTAGTCTTCGTGCAAATTCAATGTCTGTTACTTCTTCTGGGCCTCTTGCTAATGCAGACAACAATACAAGTCCAACGTCTGCGTTATTGTCTTGGTCAAACTCTGAATCCTGTAAAAACTTCATTGCATCGTTAGCGTTTTCCCAATCTCCAACCGTCATAAACGGCTTATCTCCTGCTTGTGCCTTGCCAAGTACAGGAAGTTGATACATAATGTCATTGTGCCAAAATTCTTTGACCTGTGGCAGTTCCTCCATCCACGTCATTAGGTTGCCAAGTATAGCAGAGAACTCCATTACATTTGCCTCGCTTGCATTTATGCCAAGCATTGAGCAAACAAGTCGCACGTTGTTTTTTACAATATCTTCATCTGCTTGTGCGTATGGTGCAATACGTTCTTTGTAATACGTGTAGCTTACTTCGTGCCATCCTGATGGCAACTGTACGGTTTGCTTTCCGTCTAATGTAGTGATCTCCAACGTGAACATACCTAAAGATAAATTTTTTTCAGTTAGGTATTGCATATTTAGATGCAATGTGTATATTCGTGTTAAATTATTAACAATTATGTATTACTTAAATTCTATTCAATTGCACAAAGCAAACGACTTTTCAGAAATGAGAGGCTCTTTTGTAGTCCATTACTCTTTAACAGGTTACGATTCTCCACGTCAAATTGTTGTTACAATAGATGGAGACGAATTTGAGGAGTGGTATAACGAACTTGACGAAAAAGCTTGGGAAAGCTTTGACGAAATGGCTAACGATGTCACAGGCATTTTTATGTATATGCGTAAGTACTTTGAGTGGCTTGATGAGCAACACGGAGAAGATGCTGACGATGGCGATTGGGCAATATGTCCATACGATGATTACAGAGATTCACTGCAAAACGACTAATTATGGACTTAATAAATAACAATTGCAGTCCTGAATCAAGACGCATTGCTGAAGCTTTGACTGACAGTATGGGCGTTGAAGACTTTGCAAAGTATACTGCTGAAGTATTGCGTAACGAGTACGGAGGTCATAACTTCCTGCCTTTTATTATTAAACTAATAGACGAACTACAAGATGACACTATTGGATAAACTAAACCCTGAACAAGTAACAACTTTGCTTTTAAAGAAAGATGAGCGACCTATGCACTACGAGCGTGCTATGGTTGCACTAACAAACAACGATAACGTATTTGAGCTGACTGTTGGCGATGCAATTTGCGTTATTGATATGTGTGAACTTGACGATTGTGCAAGTGGATTATATGACCTTTATAAATATTTTAAAAATGACTAACTACGAAATTCTAAGACAACCGATACAGCCAAACGAGATTGAATGGCGTGTACAAAGTGCGAAAGGTGGCAAGACCACGATTGTGCCATACATTACAAGCCGTGCTGTAATGAATAGATTTGACGATGCCTTTGGCCCTGAAGGATGGCAAGACACTTACAGAGAGTGGAAAGGTAAAGGTGTAATGTGTACGTTGTCGGTAAAAACTGAAGACGGATGGATTAGCAAAGAGGACGGTGCAGACGATACAGCCATTGAGTCAACTAAAGGCGGAATAAGCGATGCGCTCAAACGTGCGGCTGTCAAATGGTCTTTGGCGAGAGATTTGTATGACTATCCTCTTGTTCAATTAGAAGGCGAAATGAGATTTGTGCCTCGTGAAATACGTGGTCGATTAGACCAAATGACTACAATGATTAACAAAGGCGAGTTTACTCAGCAATATGTTTTAATAAAAAAAACTAAATAATGAATAAGCTACCAAACATTGAATATAACGGTTGGACGAACTACGAAACGTGGCGTCTAAACTTAGAGTACTTTAATGGTTCTGCATTTATTTATCGTCAAGACGTAAAGCAGTGGCTTAAAGAATGCGAGGACTATGATAATAAACAAACGCTATCAAATGGCGTATATGATTATCTGCAAAACTTATTGGCTAAATGTTTGCGACAAAGTTTAAATACTTATGTTGATGACAACTGTAAAAACGATTTTTTAAAAGGCTTGTTAAGATCTTTTGTCAGCGATGTTAATTATCATGAGATAGCCAAACACATTCTTGAAGAAATATTAGAAGAATTAGAACTTGACTATGAGTTGGCAGTTTGAGGCATTTGACAAGATAGAAGACTTGCATATATCAGAAGAGGAGGCAAGGGACTTGAAGTTTAAACAACTGATGCATCTGGAGCATATCCTTAAAACATCGACCTACAACGATGAGCAATGTGAGGACATACTGCAAACAGCAGAGGTTTCAGATATGTTTGAACGTCAAGCATTGATTGATAAAGTGTACACGAATCAACTTGACCCTATTCGTGAAAGGGACAGTTATTCGAGTACACAAGCAGCAAAGCGTGCTGCCAACAGATAATTATTATATATTCACGACCTAAATTATTTTATTATGAATAAAGAGACAAGAAAATTTGCAACTCACTTATTTCGGCAAATTGCCAAACATTACGATGTGAGTAGAATTGAAATGCAAAGCGAACGTAGATATCAAGAGATTGTAAAGTATAGGCAGTTTTTTAGTGCTTTTATGAGATTGGAGCATAGTACATCTTTGGCTGAAATTGGTAAGCAGCTAAAAAGAGATCATTCGACAATTGTCAACCTATTAAAGAAATTTGAGGATCATTGCTCGTTGGATGAAAAGTATGCCAACGAATATGCTGATTTTGTATATGTAATGAAGAAAAATACAAAAGACGAGGCACATATTAAGGCTTTGAAAATACTTGAATTGATTGAGCGTAAGAGTACAATTGGTGACAGAGTTATGGTTATAAAAAAACTTATTAGTGATGGCTCTGAAGTGGTTTAAGTTCTATCCGCAGACGTGGATGTCTGGACGGATAATGTTGGAATCTCACACCGTAAAAGGTGTGTTTATTGACTGCTGTAACTTGTTGTTCACTCGTGAGTGTGACGTTGATGAGGAAATGCTACGAGAGTACATACGCAATGACAAGGCAATAGATAGATTGTTTAAGCGTGGCTTTATGCGTGTTGAGAATGATCAGGTCGTTATTGATTGGATATGCGAGGAGGTAGAAGGTGCTGTAAATCGCACTAAGATTGCACAAGAGAAAGCACGCAAGCGATGGAACGGCAATGCTACAGCAATGCAACAGCATAGCAACAGCAATGCTAAAAGAAAAGAAGATAATAAAACAGAAAAGAAGTTTATTAAACCAACAGAGCAACAGGTTGCTGATTACTTTAAGGAAAACGGCAAACCTGTATCTGAGGCTTCTGCTTTTTTTCTATATTACGACTCACAAGGCTGGATAAAGTATAACGGCCTTGAGGTTAAGAATTGGAAGTCAACTGCACGTACTTGGTGGAGAAAAGATGAAAAGTCAAAGCCTAAGATAAATCTACTGTAATGCAACACGAGAAAATAGAGTCAATTGTGTTAGGATCAATCCTAATGGAAAAAGGTGCTTATCACGTAGTATCTAACATTTTACAACCTGATTACTTTACAGGATGGCACGAGGAGGTTTACACGGCTATTGTCGAAGTAAACTCAGACGGCAAGCCTATTGACCTTTTAACCGTATGCGACAAACTAAAGGCAAAGCGTAGCAACCTTAAAGCCTATGACGTTGCATCATTGACAAACAAGATTGGCAGTTCTGCTAATATTGAGGCACACGCTTGGATATTAAAAAATAGAGCCATAAAGCGAGAACTTGAACTAATGGGTTTAATGATTGCACAAGAGGCCGAAAAGGACAATGTATCTGTTAACGACCTACTTGACAATGTGCAACAGCGAGTTAATGCAATGACTACAAGCTTTGAGCAGGTTAAGCCTGAGCGACTTGCTACAATTATAAATCGTGAACTTGCAGAACGTAGCACAAGAGAGGGCGGTATGATGGGAGTGCCCACAGGACTACACAAATGGGATAAGTCAATCGGAGGATTGTATACAGGAGTTCACGTGGTTGCAGCAAGGCCTGCAATGGGAAAGACTGCCTTCGCTGTTAGTATTGCGGTTAATGCTTGCAGGGAGTTGCCTGTGTGCTTCTGGAGTGGCGAAATGATTAGAGACAAGATTGCACTACGTGTAGAGTCTTATTTAAGCGGTATCCAGACAGAGCGGTTACGACTTAACAGGATAAACGACTCTGAGCGTATGAAGTACGACCAAGCACACGTTACAATGCAGGACTTAGACTTTGAGGTTGACGATACGCCAAGCATTAACTTTGCTCAATTGCGTATTAAGTGCCTAAAGTGGAAAGCTAAGTACGGCAAGTTTATTCTTGTTATGGATTACTTAGGACTTATGGACGATGGCGGAGACGAGTATAGGGGCGTTACGCAGAACTCTAAAAACATTCACGCAATGGCCAACGAGTTAGACATACCGATTGTGTTGCTGCATCAGTTAAGCAGGAGTGTTGAGTCACGGCCTGATAAGTTGCCACAACTGTCAGACCTGCGTGCCTCTGGAGGTATTGAGCAGGATGCTGACACGGTAACCTTTTTGTATCGACCTGACTATTACCAATTAGAAGTTGATCCTGTTTCTGGATTAGCAACTGAACAAGGCAAGGCTTATGCAATCATAAAGAAAAATCGTGAAGGTGTTTGTGGTGGTGTTGACTTGCGGTTTGTCGGCCAAAGTAGTCGATACGATAACTGGGATGTTGACAATGTGGACTTTACGCCATTTTAAAATTTAGTAATTTAGGAATATGCTTGACACATACGAAACAATAGCAGAGGGTTACTTACACTTGTTTGAAAAGCGAGTCTGCGAGTATCTGGTTACAGGAAACATAAACGCATTACGAGAGGCACACGATGAGATATTTGGCTTAGAGGTTGACAAATCTTACTTTGAGTGGTCACGCCTTGAGGACTACGTTAAAGTGGTCGGAGAATTGCTGTATGCGTTTGACTCTAAGAACGAAAAGATTCTAAAGATGAAACAAGCACAGTTGCTTAAATTTTACAACAATGTATAAGTACAGCGAGAAGAGAAACACCTTGACCTGCATCTGTGGCAAATGGAAATGCGACACGTCAGAGAAAGGAATACAAATATGCGATTGTGGTAAGTTTACTTACACATACGCAACAAGACCCCACAGTTGTGGGTGCAGGGGCAAAATGGAGGACGTGAAGAGCGTTAGTTATGATAAAGTAAAAGATTATTTATGAACAAGCAGTTATTATTGGGTAGGGTTGGACAACAACCAGAGATTGTAGACGCAAATACGACAATTTGCAAGTTTAGCGTTGCAACGTCAGAGCGCTGGACTAAGAACGGAGAGAAGCAGGAACGCACAGATTGGCACAACATTGTAGCGTATGGCAAGACAGCCGAGACGTTACACAAGTATGTGAACAAAGGCGATCAAATCTACATTGAAGGCAAGACTCGACACCGAAAATACCAAGACAAAAACGGAATCGACCGTTATGCAGTAGACGTAGAGGTCACAAGCTTTGAGTTTGTTGGTGGCGGCAAGACGCAATCAACGGCAGCACAAGAGCATAGCGATGTCCTTCCATTCTGAGAATGATTTGTTCTGGGCGTTAAAGGACTTAGTTCCTGACCTAAAGCAGAGTCAAGACCAATTTGAGTCATACGATTGCTATTCAGTAAAACACAATGTATATGTGGAGTTAAAGTGTAGGCGGTCACATTACGATGACTTACTAATTGAAAGGTCTAAGTACAATGCACTTATGGAACGTGCGAAAGGATGGATACCTTTCTACATTTGCTCTACTCCTGAAGGCGTGTACTCGTTTAATCTGAAAGAGTTACGGCAACCAGTATGGACAGACCGAGAAATGCCACAAACGACAGACTTTGAACGCAATGACAAGGTTACTAAGTCGGTAGGCTTTTTACATATTGATAAATCAACTAAGTTATGGGATTAAGACAAAAAATCAAGGATGCAGTTCCGCAAGACATTGACCACGCTCTGGTAGTGTACGTCAATCGCAAGGGAGTAGTTACGGCAGGGATGCACGGAGATGCAAACAAGTGTGCAGAGGGATTACTTGCATTGATGAAGAACGATGAGGTGGTGGAGAAAATACTTACAGCAGTCGTTAAAACTTATGCGGAGTCAGAAGGAACTGTTTGAGTTTGTTTGGGCAACACGTGATCACGTAAGCGAGGTATCAGGTAAGCCGTTACTTCCACGCCACGATTACCGATGGCATTGGCAGTTTGCTCACATACTAAGCAAAGGACAGTATCCTTCGTTCAAGCTTAACCCTGACAACATTATGCTAATGCTGCCTGAAGAACACGAGCAGCAGGAGCGGTATGATTTATTTAATGAACGCAAAGAAGCGTTAAAACGACAGTATTATGGCCAAAGTTAAATATGGTTCACAGCCTATTGCTAAAAAACGCATAAAACGTAAAGGCGTACATTCTAAAAAAAAGACACAAAACAGTCCTATCTCTAAGAATTATCGCAAAAAATACAGAGGACAAGGACGTTAATTATATAATTATGAAGTTAAGAATTGACATAGAGTACAACGGAGAGATGACCACCTTGTTTTGCAGGGGCACAGAGGTTACTGAGTTGAGCAAGATGATAAGAGGAGGCAGAGACACAGGATTCTTTTACGTTAACCCTAATGGAAGCGTTGTGTTAATTGGTAGCGATGTAATCAATGGAGGCATCATTACCGTGTGTGAAGAGTAGCGTAAATTTTTTTAATTATTTTTAGATTATGGTAGTATTATATCAAGGATGCACAGGAGACAATGTGCGAGTTATCCAAGAAGCACTTGGAATTGACGTTGACGGCATATTTGGGCCGATCACAGAACACTTCGTAAAAGAGTATCAGAAGAACAAAGGTTTATGGTCAGACGGTATTGTTGGCCCTAAGACGTGGACAATGTTGCAGCTTGCAACCACAGACAAGCAAGAAGCAGATTCGCAGCCTGAACACTTTACAGACTTAGACATTAGAAATCACTACTTGCCAAAAGGCGAATACTTGGAGGGTCCTACAAAAAAGGAGTATGTGTTTTTGCATCACACGGCAGGTTGGCACAATCCATACAAGTGCATTGATAATTGGGGACGTGATAAGCGAGGACGGATAGCAACAGAGTTTGTCATTGGTGGGCCGTCAATCTTTAACACAGACTTTGAGTACGATGGCGAGATTGTTAAGTGTATACCTGATGGAGGTTATGCTTGGCATTTAGGCAAGAACGGCAATCAATCAATGCATACAGACAGCGTAGGCATCGAGGTGTGCAACTTTAGTTACATCGTAAACGGCAAATGCTACGCAGGCTACAAAGTACACGATGAGCAGATTGTTAAGCTTGACAAGCCATTTAAGAACAAGCAGTATTGGCATAGATATAGCGACAAGCAACTTAACAGCCTAAAGCACTTGATTGAGTTTATTGGGAACAGAGACAACATTGATGTACGCAAGGGATTGCCTGAACTTGTAAAAGAGAAAGGTGCAGCAGCGTTTGAGTGGAACGTAGATGCGTATTACGGCAGAGTCAAAGGTTTATGGACACACAGCAACACTAATAAGTACAAGAGCGATATGTTTCCGCAGCAGGAGTTACTCGATATGTTAACGAGTCTTTAAATGAAGATTCTTGAGTTATTTGCAGGTAGCAGGTCAATTGGTAAAATTGCTGAGTCATTAGGACACGAGGTTTATTCTGTCGATATAAATGCGTTTGATGATATTGACTTGGTTCAAGACATAGAGTTTTTGCTGCCTGAACAAATACCTTTACAGCCTGATATGATTTGGGCATCTCCACCTTGCACAACATACTCAATTGCAGCAATTAGTACACATAGAGACAACGTCAGAGCCAAGACAGAGTTTGCTAAAAAAAGCGACAGATTGGTCTTAAATACTTTACATCTTATTGAACACTATAATTGCATATACTACATCGAAAACCCAAGAGGTTTCCTAAGAAAGATGCCTTTTATGCGTGGTTTGCCAAAAGCAACTGTATGGTATTGCAGATATGGAGACAGTAGAGCAAAGCCAACAGATATATGGACTAACAATCTGTATAGCATTTTTAAGCCTAACGGATGGCAGCCAAAACCACAATGTTACAACGGCAACACAAATTGTCATCACGAAGCAGCACCAAGAGGCTCAAGAACAGGCACGCAAGGTCTGACATCTAATTACGAGAGATCTAAGATACCTGCAAAGCTTTGCGAAGAGATAATAAAAGCGACAGAACAAGCACTAAAATAAATGGACGCACTTTTACTTACAATTGGATTAACAATTATACTATGGCTTATCGTTATGCAATGGGTATAATGCTTTTTGTAGCACTTACTACAACGGCACAAATACACTATCGACCTGTTAGTTTGCCTGACACTGCAACGCTAAACTTAACAGATATACACTATCCTGTTGATGGTGTTCTAATTAGTGGACACGGTTGGAGGAACGGACGTATTCATCACGGACTTGATATATCACACAATAACAGAGACACGGTACGCAGCTCTTGGTTAGGACGTGTGCGATACGCAAAGAAAGGATACAATGGTGGTTATGGATATTTAGTTATTGTAACGCATTTGAATGGCTTAGAGACGTACTACGCACATCTTAGAGAATTGCTTGTAAACGAAGGCGATTGGATACCGCAAGGATGTCCTGTTGGTATTGTCGGAAGTACAGGAAATTCATTAGGTCCTCACCTTCATTTTGAGGTACGTTATCAAGGACTGTCAATTGATCCTGAAGACGTTGTTGACAAAAGCACTATACACTTACAACGAAGTGGTAATATATTCAAGGTACGATGAAAAGTAAAATAATTAAGTTATCTGCTATAAAGCAGAACCCAAATAACCCACGCAGCATAAACAAAGACAAGTTTGCTAAGTTGGTCAAGTCAATTGAGGAGTTTCCACGTATGCTTGAACTGCGTCCTATTGTGCTTAACAAGGACAACATTGTGCTTGGTGGCAATATGCGACTAAAGGCGTGCAAGCATATAGGACTAACCGAAGTGCCTGTTGTGTACGCTGATGATTTAACAGAAGAAGAGCAACGTCAGTTTATTATTAAAGACAACGTTGGCTTTGGAGATTGGGATTGGGAGTTGCTTGCAAACGAATGGGACGTTTCTGACCTTGCTGTTTGGGGATTGGATTTATGGCAGCCTGAAGAAGATGCTGACAAAGAATTGACAGATGTCTCAGACAAAATCAATGATGTGTTTAAAATAGAAGTCGAAGTTGACAACGAGCAAGAATTGCAGTTGTTGTACGACAAGCTAACCACTGAAAAATACAAATGTCGGATTTTAACATTTTAAAGAGAACAGAAGCCAAGCAAACATTTAGAGTTGCATCTATTATAGGCAAGTTTGATTTGCAGTCAGACATTGTTGAAGAAACCTTTACAGGCAATTTAGACTTAGACAGTGATTGGCAAATAGGTGTTATTGTTGGAGCAAGTGGCACAGGCAAAACCACTATCGCCAAAGAGTTATTTGCTGACGCTTATGTTACAACATTTGATTATAGTGCATCATCTATTGTTGATGATATGCCAAGCCATTGCAGTGTTGACGAGATAACAAAGATGTTTAACAGTGTTGGCTTTAGTTCGCCACCAAGTTGGCTAAAGCCGTATTCTGTGTTAAGCAATGGACAGAAAATGCGTGTTGATCTTGCAAAAGCAATGCTCAGTAAAAACGATTTGATTGTGTTTGATGAGTTTACTAGTGTAGTAGATAGAAACGTTGCAAAAATAGGCAGCTACGCTGTGCAGAAAGCAATAAGAAAAACAGACAAGAAGTTTATTGCTGTCACTTGTCATAACGATGTTGTCGATTGGATATTGCCTGATTGGATATTTAACACAGACAATATGACCTTTCAAAAACTTGAAGGGCAAAAAAAAAATCGGCCAAAAATTAAATTTGAAATATTCCAAGCAGCAGACAAATATGTATGGAAAGTGTTTGCTAAACACCACTATCTAAGTCATACGCACAATAATGCAGCACACGTGTATGTTGCTTATGTAAACAATCAACTTGCAGGCTTTATAAGCGTGTTGCATTTACCACATCCAAGAGCCAAAAACATAAAGATGGTACACAGATTGGTTGTTTTACCTGATTATCAAGGTGTTGGCATTGGTGTTAGACTATTAGAATTTATAGCAAAAAAATACGTCAAAAACGAATATCGATTTAAAATAGTAACTTCGGCTCCTAGTCTAATCAACTATTTTAAAAAAAGCACATATTGGAAGTGTAATCACTTTGGAAGGCAAAGCGTTGGTGGCACAAGTGGAGAAATGCACAACAAAAACAAGGAGAACAACAGTTCATCTTACAAAAGAATAACAACATCTTGGGAATATGACAAAAAGTGACATCAACAAAAAGGCAATGGTCGAGGCAATGGAAAAGTCTTTAGGCATTGTAACAAGTGCTTGCAAGGCTGTCGGCATTAGCAGAGAAACGCACTACCGATGGATGCGAGAGGACAACGATTACAAGTCAGCCATCAAGGACGTGGAGGACATCGCATTGGACTTTGCAGAGTCAAGCCTACACAAACAGATTAAAGACGGTAATACAACGGCAACGATCTTCTACCTAAAGACCAAAGGCAAGAAGCGAGGGTATGTTGAACGCCAAGAGATAGAGAACACTGGAGAGCCTCAAATTGTGATACAACCAATGTCACAGATTGCTATGGACGTACTGCATAACATTTGAGAACAACATCAGCATTTGGGCAAGTAGGCGAGGCAATACAAGACGATGGTCGTATTGTTATTGTGCAAGGTGGAACGTCAGCAGGTAAGACCTACGGAGTCCTGCAATACCTAATCTTAGCAGCACATAAGAATAGTCTGGAAGGATTGATAAGCATTGTATCTGAGTCATTACCACATTTAAGGCGTGGTGCGATGCGTGACTTCTTTACTATCCTAACGTCTAACGATATGTATCGTGAACGGCAACATAACAAGTCAAGCCATACCTACAATATCAAGAAGGCAACCTTTGAGTTCTTTAGTGCTGATCAAGGCGATAAGCTTAGAGGTGCAAGGCGTGACTACCTGTTTATTAACGAGGCTAACAACATAAGTTACGAAGCGTGGTCGGAGTTGTTTATTAGGACACGCAAGTGGTCAATCATTGACTTTAACCCTGTTGCTGAATTCTGGGCACATACCGAGATACTTGGCCATCCAGAGGAGGACTTCAGAGATAAGGTGCGATTTGTTAAACTAAACTACACGCACAACGAGGCACTTGACCAGGTAACCATTGACAACATAGAGAGCAGGAAGCACGACCCTGATTGGTGGCAGGTGTACGGACTTGGTGAGGTAGGTACACCGACAGGCG